CCCTCCCCGACGTGATAGCAGACCAGATTAATACCCTCCAATATTCCCGCAACCTTAAGATCAACATCAATAAGGATAAATTCCCCGAGATCATTAAGGTCAAGGAGCTAGCCAAAGGGATGCAAGATAATATGATGCGGGTGGTAGGTATACTACCCTCACATACACCATCGGTGGTGGTACAAAATCTATTTCTTGGCGGCAACCAGGTAGTATTGGCCCCTCATGTGAGGGATGTAATAGGTAGGTATTTCGGCCCTGATGATGGGGTGGATAGTGGGATAGATATTACGGATATCGAGTGATAATCTGCTGGCAGCCTGTGGAAAAACTGTTGATAGATCCATCCCACCAATGATTACAAGCACTTAGGGCATTATTTGGTTTACATAACACCTCTTATTGGTCATTGTAAGGTCAGAGTGGGATAGAGATGGCAAGGTGGGTGTGGGGCAGTTAAGGTAATTAGGTTAATGGTAGATATGGGGTGATAGGTGGGGGGGAGCGGAATGGGACTCCTAAGGTTGGCTTGTTAATAATTCTTTTCCCACAACACACGGAGGTTTTTATAAAGAGTGAGCATTTCGGTAGCTCCATAAGAAGGAGAGTAATATGGGGTATTTAGATTTACAAGATGCACCGGTGGGTAGTGTTGCAGCAACGTTTGGGGATGATATTGCATTAAATTTCGGTGCAAGTTTGGATATGTATTTGAAGCACAACACTACTGGACCGATAAACGAATTTAACGTAGACACAACTTATTTACGAATAGGTTCTGCACAGACTGGTACAACAGGCCATTCGTTAGGTGCTGGGGATGTATTATTCGAGGGTAAAATTGAAATTGACAATGCTGCTTATTTTGATAGTACGGCTGATTTTGCTAGCGATGTAACTTTCAGTGGGGGGTCAACCCTTCAAAAGGCCCTTTCGGGTGATATAGTTTTTGAATGCTCTCCCGCAGCAGCAGGCACTTCCGCAGCTACTTTAAACGCAGCAGCAGCAGGAACACATACCCAGACGGTTACTATCAATCTAAAAAATGCTGCTGGTGATCTTCATAAATGGGCTTCGCTGGCGGTAAATGCTGCTGCCTCAGAAGTGGTAGTAGATACGGATGTATCAGCCCCAACGGTAGATGACGCCACACCTGACCTGGTAAATGGTACAGTTGATGTTGTATTGACTTATGATACTGATGAAGGGGCTACAAAAACCTATGCAGCAGATGATACAGTAACTTTAACTATAACTGATCCAACGGATGGTATCTTAGGCTATTCAATAGCCAATGCCACTTTTGTAGATACTATAGTTGCTTAGCTTAGAATATAAAGGAAGTTTTGTGAAACTTGATGCAGAAAAACATCGGAACTATCTTTTAAAACTTATAGCAACTTCTAATTTTCCCAGGCCGATGTTTAATGAAGTATTAGAACTCGAACAGGCAATAAGGTCGGCAAAAGTCGTAAAACCAAAAAGGAAAAGGAAAACGCAATGACACTCCAGGTAGCAAGTAGATTTGACGAAGCCAGGAATGAAAGCTGCCCTCTTTGTAAGGAAATGTTCAGGAATTTTCTCATAGTTGGCGAAAATCTTTTCGGTTGTTATAAGTGCGGAATTGTTTTTGTGCCAAGAAGTGTCAGAGACATTGAGGCAGTTATGCAAAAGGTACGCTTAGAAGAACAGAAAAAAGACAATGATTGTATTTGTAATGAATGTGATAGGGAATTTGAAACACCCTGGGCAAAGAAAGTACATCAAAGAATTCACAGAAAGGACAGGAAAAGTGCCGCAAATAAATAGTGAGACAGAACAAGCATTGGCCAGGTATGAAAATTTACTTGCCTTTAAAAAAACTGACCATTTGCAGATGCTTTTGAGACTGCCGCATAAAACCATTGGACTGTTTAGCGGAAACCAGGGAGGAAAAACTTCTAATGTAGCGGTGCAATATTTTTTAAGGGTAATAGACCAACATCCTGTTAAAGAAAAAAACAGGCTTGCAAAAAAAATCAGGTGTATGAGTTCATCGCTGCCAGAAAGTTCAAGCCCGGAAGAACAAGACAATACCCAATATCTTGAGCTAAAAAAAATTATTCCTTATGAAATGATTATAAAGGACATTACGGCCAGAAGTCAAAATTTAGTTGTGGCAAACCCAACACATGGCAAAACAGTTTTTGAGTTTCGTAGTTCCAAACAAGAATTGCAGGATTTAGGAAAAATACAGTTATCCTCAGTATGGCATGATGAAGAAACCCCTAAATCTATACGTGAAGAGTGTAAAATGAGACTTCTTGCAGAGGATGGAGACGAAATTTTTAGCCTGACTCCCGTGAATCCGCTGTCGTATACATTCGATGATATTTGGGAAAAAGCAAGTTTAATTTATCGCACTAAAATTATTAGTGAAAAATTTAATTTTCCACAGATAGAAAAAAGAAATACGGGACATGATATTGCTTGTATTCAGATGGCGACTGACGACAATCCAACACTATCATTAGGCGTTATTGAAAGGATGTTTGAGGATATAGACGATCCTGATGAAGTTTTAGTCAGGCGTTATGGTATTTTTAAAGCAATATCTGGCAGAGTTCACAAAACATACGATCCGAAATACTGTTATATTAATTTTCAAAAAACCTTCCCTGCAAACATTCCCTACGATTGGGTACATACCAGAGGCATAGATTATCACAACTCACGTACTCCGTGGAGCATTGGTTGGGTATCTGCAAGCCCTAAAAATGAATGGTTTTTGTGGCAAGAGTTCCATCCATCTATAGACGGCATTCATGCTTATAATACTCGTGAAATTGCCAAAGCTATAATTAGAAAATCTTTTGATTATACATATATACTTAATCTCATCGATCCCCTGGCAAGCGCAAAACAGCCAAACACCCTGTTTAGTGTAACCGATGACATGAATAGATATTTTGACGAATTACGCAGTCCTGCAAAATGGCAAGGATGGGACACAAAAGGCACTACTGGACGTGATGAAATTAGTATGAGATTTAAAAATGCCATTAGATGTGGTAAACCTTTTAATAATGAAGCTGTAGAAGATGGCAGAATTGTTAATTTGCCTACATTGTGGATATGCGATACCTGTCCTAAATTTCACCGATCCATACTTAACTGGCGATTTGGTGAATATGTAACAACAACTACTAAAGCAACGAGAGACCCAAAACCTCAAACACAAGAAAGATATTCACATGATAATATGGTGCTTGAGTGCCTTGCCAAAGACCAGAGGTTGCTCTATGCCGCACATTTTATGAATAATCATCCTACTCAAATTCACAGGAGACATAGCAGGGTAACGGGGGGATAGATATTTTTAATGGCCGAGAATTTGTTTTGCCAGGGACAGAAACAAACCAATGGAAGGTATAAGCATAACTGGTATAAAATATTTAAGGGTTATCCACCAATGAACAATACCATTAAAAATATGCTATATGAATATCGAGATAATGAAGAATTTGGAAAAATCATGATTTTTTTTCATACTAAATGTGGTTTTGACAAGGACTATGCTAAGTTTTTATTCGGGGAACTTTTAGAAGGGAATATATAAGGGAGAAAACATGCCTGTTGCCTTTGATCGATGAGTAAAAAATAATGGGCGAGTTCGCACCGAAACATTAAGCGGTGGTAGATATAGACATGTATGTTATTTAGGTAACAAATTATACAAAGGACATATTAAAAAGAAGAAGAAAAAGTAAAGGAATATGAGAGAATATAATTATACAGAGACAGAAAAGCCAGAAGGCAGTCAGATAGATTGGCAAGAAGAACTTTGTGGTCTAGTGATGGATGAATGGGATAAAGGGAGCCAACATGTCGATACCTTAAACGATCTCTACGATACTATATATGCTATGTTACGAGGGGAAAGACCAGAAAAGGATTATGATTGGCAGAGCAATATAGTTATTAATAAGGTATTCCAGGTTGTTTGGACAGCTATCCCATACTTAATGCAGAAGATATTTGGCGCTACCCCAATAATGGGAATTAAATCTTATGACACCGAGGGTGCATGGCAAAGAGAGGAGATTCTGGAGTTCTGGCATACAATGTCACCAAGTAATAATTCAAACCATATTCCATATTTTTTAGTAATGACTATGTTGATTTTGCGAGCCTTGTTGAATGGCGTTGGTATTATAAAAAAGGGATGGCATCAAGTGCTTAAAGTTGAATCATACCCGATGACTGTAAACATACCTCTGGAGCTTAA